ACTAAAGTAGATTTTGGTGTTACGTATGGCGTAAGAACTGTAGAAGAACAAGAAAAGCTAGTAGCTGCTGGCAGATCACAAACTATGAAGAGTAAGCATTTAAAGCAAGATGACGGCTATTGTCATGCTGTAGATTTAATGGCATATGTAGACGGGGAGGCTTGTTGGGAATTAAATGTATACGATGATATATGTGATGCAATGAAGGAAGCAGCTAAAGCACAAAACATAGCTATTAAATGGGGAGCTGCTTGGTCTGAAGGTGATATTAGATCTTATCCAGGTACTGCTGAAGAAGCTATGAACAAATACATTGATTTAAGAAGATCACAAGGAAGAAGACCATTTATAGATGGACCTCATTTCGAATTAATATTTAATTGATTGATTGAACCCAGGAGCGGATCATGTCACAAGAAACAACATACATTCAAAAGATGGTTGAACCACAACCTAAGAAAAAAGAAGAAAAGAAAGAAGAACGCGTATTAACTAAGCCAGGAGAGTACTCTCAAATTGACTTAGAAAAAGCTGCTAAAATATATTCTCCTATGGGAGGTAAGTATTAATGGCTCAAAGTTATGGTTATAAAGAACCAGTAACTGATGAACAGCTTATTAATATGATTGAGCAAGGTGTTCAAAGTAGTACTGGAGATTTTCTAAATAGTTCTGATCTCGCAAGAGAAAGATTAAAATCAACATACGAATACGCAGGTGTAGCGGCTGATCACCTATCTCCTCAAGGAGTTTCAACAATTGTAGATACTTCTACTACAGAAGTAATAGAAGCTTATACTGCAATACTCGCTGATTTGTTTTTATCTAACCATAGATTAGCTAGGTTTGTTCCGTATGACGATAGTCCTGGAGCTTATAAGGCTTCTAGGGATGCAAGTGACGTAGTAAACTATTGTATCTTTAGAAAGAATAATGGATGGGAGTTCTTATCTGGGTGGATTAAGTCTTCTTTGCTATGGAAAAATGCAGTATGCCGTTGGGATTATATAGAAGATTACGATTATATATTTGAAGATTACGAAGAAGTAAACCAGATAAAGCTCGATGAACTATTGTCTGATGAGACTGTAGAAGTAGTTGGGGAATTAAACTTTGAAAACAGACCTACTGGTATGGACGCTGAACAGCAGGTTGAGTTAGTATATAAAGACGTACGAATAAAAAAGAAAATAGATAAGTCTAGAGTTAAATTAGAATTAGTTCCACCTGAAAACTTTAGAATATCAAGAGATGCTACTGATATAAGTGATGCTCAGTTTGTAGGTATACAGACTCAGATGACTAGATCTGAAATAAGGAAATACTATCCTGATGTAGTAGATGAAATAGATTTTGATAATATGCACGATACTTCGTGGTTGGGATCGGCAAAATACTCTCAAGACGTAGCAGCTAGAAAAGCTGTAACAGGACAAGAGTATTGGCAAGGATCTGTTGAACAACAAGAAGTACCATTAGAAGCAAATATAAATGTGAATGTAACTGAATGTTGGATTGAAGTAGATAGAGATGGAGACGGTATCGCTGAGTTAAAACATATAATGACTATTGGTAATCATATCATTTATGAAAATGATGTGGAAAATATACCATTAGCTTCAATTGTTCCTATAGATATACCATTTGAGTTTTATGGGTTATCTATGGCGGACTTTACTAGAAGCTCTACTTTAGCTTCTACAGCAATACTTAGAGGTTTTGTAGAAAATACTTACCTAACTAACTATGCTCCAAAATTAGCGGACCCTAATGTAGTAGACTTTTCTGCTCTTCAGAATATGAAGCCTAAGCAGATTATACCTACTAACGGGAATCCTCAAGCAGCTGTTGCTGCTTTACCACCTGAAACAATATCAACCGGTACTGTTCCTTTATTAGAGCACTTACAAACTATTAAAGAGCAAGCAACGGGTATGAGTAAGACTGTGCAAGGTCTTAATGATACTCTATATGTTTCAGGAAATTCAGAACAAAAGTTTGCCGCTGTCCAATCAGCAGCCCAGAAGCGTATTCAACATATTGCGCGGCGTTTTGCTGAGACAGGATTTAAGCGGTTGATCGCTGGAGTCTACGAGACTATGCATAAGAACATGAAACGTAAAATGTCTTATAGCATGGATGGTGTTTATAAAACCGTAGATATGAACGCACTACCATCTACGATGGATGTTGAAATTCTTCTTGATATAGGAGAAAATAGTAACAGTAACAAGTTACAGAAACTTGAAAAAATAGGTGCAGAAGTTCTTCCAGCTTTAAATAATAATGGTGCAGGTATAGTTGTTAAGCCTGAAGCACCTGCCATATTAGCTACTCAAATAATAGAGTCAATGAATATGGATAGTAACGATTATTTAGAAGATTATAATACAGAAGAGTTCAGACAACGAGCTGCAGAATCTGTTGAGAAACAAACTCAAGATGCTGAATTAGCAAAGCAACTTGAACAAGAAAGAGTTGCATCTGAAGTTGAATTGCAAAAAGCAAATGTAGGTTATACACATGCTCAAGCTAAGAATACTTTAGATGATAACGCTAGACAATTAGCAATATCTATCGATAAGCACTTCCAAGAATGGGCAGAGTTAGGTATTAAAGCTACAAAAGAAGGAGCACAAGTGCCACCTCATCCTTCTTATAATGATATATTAATGATGGCACAACAAATATTAGGAGGAACTCAAAATGGGAACAGTAACGCTTAGTGCTTTAGGAGTTGGTGCTGCTCAATCGGGAACTGTAACTACTGCTGCCGGCTCAGCTGCTGGAAGTATTATGGTTACTAATCACAGTGATGGAGCTATTACCTTCGACGTAGCTACAGCCGGAACAGTAGTACAATCAGGCATTAGTTTAGGACCTAAAGACTATACAATAGTAACAGGACTTAACGATGGTGCACAAACATTAACAAGTGTAAAGACTTCGCACGGCACAGCCGCGCAGAGTGGTGAAATTATATACAATACACTTATTGCTTAAATGAATAAAGAAGCTTTGATAACGCATACTGTTATGGTTATCTTAGGTGTTTTATGCATTTATTATCTTGCTTTTTAAGGAGAAACAAATGAACAGACATTTAGAAATTATAGATTGGTTTAATAACTATACTCCCTACACTATCGGATTTGATAGATTAGTAGAGAGATTAGCTTCAAACACTAACACGGATACTTATCCTCCGTTTAATATTATAAAGGAGGACGCAGAGAATTTTAAGATAGAAATGGCAGTAGCTGGCTTTGAGAGATCTGAAATAGAAATCACAGTCGCTGATGGTATGCTATCAATTAAATCTGCGAAAGAAAACAAAAACGATGATGATAAAATATATAAGGGTATTTCTTACAGAAAGTTTAATAAGAAGTTTACACTAGCTGAAGATGTAATCGTAAAGGATGCATCGCTAGTTTGTGGACTATTAACTATTAAATTAGAGAAAATACTTCCTGAAGAGAAGAAACCTAGAACGATTAAGATTAATTAAGGATTAATATGGACCAGTATAAGAAAGCAGCTGAGACGAGGCTAAGCAATTCTGCGTCCCATGGCAATCATAAAGTTCATCCGGAAGAACTAGCACGAAGGGCCCACACACGTGGGCACTTTGCAGGCAAAGAACGAGATGAATTTTTTGATCAAGTCTATGGTGATATATTAGTAGAGTACTTTATGCAATGGTTAAAAACCGAGCCTCACGAAACCAAGTCTCGAGAGTTTTTATATGCATCTGCTATGGCGTTAGGTAGCGTCAAAGAAAAGATGATTGCTTTCGAAACTTATGGAAAAAACGTACCACACATGCAGGAGGACGATAGTGAGGGAGATAAATAAGACAGAAGTATTGTACAATATTGATACAATGATAAATACTTTAGAGTATGATTCAATGAGATCCCCAGGTAAAACAAAAATGAACGCAGGTTTATTAGTTAACCTATATACTCTAAAAGATATATATACAAAGGAATTAAAGAATTCAAAGCCAACCCCTATAAAAAAGGAGGTAGCAAATGGATAGTACTGACGCACAAGTGGACTCTACCCCAACGGATGATTCCCAAGCGGATGTAGGTCGAACAGAGGATCAGTTGCTGGCTGACATTGTTCGTAATTCGGATTTTATACCGAATGACGAAGAATCTCTACCCGAAGAGCAAGTGCCTGAGTTAGACCCGGTGGACACAGACCCAGAGACCCAAGGATCTGAGGAAGCCGTTAGTGAAGAAGTTGAAGAAGAGGTTCAACCAGAAGGAGGAGAAATTCCAGCTGAGGATGCTGCGCAAGCCGCTACCCAATCTGAAATCTATTCTCAAGATGACTTGGACTTGGATGCTAAAGTTTCTGTCAAAATTGATGGTAAAGAAACTGAGGTATCTTTTGGTGATCTTATTAAAGGTTACTCTACTGAACAATCTCTTTCTAATAAGGGTCGTGAGCTTGGAGATGCTAGGAAAAAACTCGAAGAAGAATTTCAAGGTAAGCTAGGTGAAATTGACACTATGTCAAAAGCCAGCGTAGCCGTGTTATATTCTGAAGAGAAAGCTAAGGCAGATCAATATCATGAGCTCGAAAAAAAGATTACCGAAGCACGTAAAGATGGTGATACTTACAATTTAACTGAATTAAAAGATCAACGCGAACAAGCCCAAAAGGATTATTGGGAAGCCCGCAAGAAGCGTGAAGGGTTGGGACAGGCAGTTCAACAAAGCCAAGAACAACAAATGCAACAGCAGTGGCAAGCCTCAATAACTCATTTTAATGAAACTATTCCGACGTTAATCCCTGGATATGATGAGAACAAAGCGAAACAAATTCGTGAGTTTGCATTAGCCGAGGGAATATCCGAGGACGTTTTAAATACCGTTGTTGATCCTAGTATTGTAAAATTTGTTAATGATTATCGACAGTTAAAACAAGGCGTCAGTCAAGGCGCTGTAAAACGTAAGAAATTACCAGCTAAAAAGGCACCAGTAAAAAAGTCTAGAACTGTTACACAACAGAAGGCTGACGCAAATCAAGTACTGAGGTCTAAAGTGCTAAGTGGTAAAGCTGATTCGGGTGAAGAGAAGGATTTTCTAAGGGCTATGGCCGAACAATCTCTGAGTGGTAAAATTTAAACTCAAGCCTTGGAGGTAAATACTTATGGCTAATACACTCGGCGTACGTGGTACAGGCGGACCAGCAGGTCCAGCACGTGCTACAAACAAGGACGTCTCTGAAAGAGAAGACCTTGCTAATTTTATTTCGATGATAACAAGGGACGAAACCCCTTTCACTGCATCGATAGGTAAAGCGAAAGCTACTGCTATCTATCATGAATGGCAAACTGACGAACTCGAAGCTCCCGGTAACTCACGAATCGGTGAAGGTACTGATTGGATTGCTCCCGACGCTACAGGTTCTGGTGGTACAGGTGCAACACCTGCTACTGGTGACAAGTTTGCTCATACTGGTCCTAACAGAACCAGACTAGGTAACTACACACAGATCAATGGTAAAACTATTGCTGTGTCAGGAACTAGACGAGCTGTCGATCAGGCTGGTGTAGCTGATGAATATGCATATCAACTTAAAAAGCGTGGTACTGAA